TAGATGGTTCTCTATTGATTACATTTGTTGTTGTCATACTACTATTTATAAGAGAAAAAAGAGGCTAAAAAAAAGGGGCCGAAGCCCCTTTTTAATTTTTCGAGAGGAATCGAAATTACATAATGTTTGTAACTTTAACTCGTCTGTAATAAATGTTTTGTTTACCAGCAGCAACTGCACCAGAGTTGTCTAATGCGCCATCTCCGTCAGTAGTTGCGAAAGGATTAGCAACCATACCGTATCTAGTTTTGAATCCAATCTTTGGTTGGAAACTATTCTGACCAACTGCTCTCACCATTTGTAGTGGAACATATGGGCAGTAGAATAAACCAGAATCGTAAGGTGAAGTTCCTTTGTAACACCTGCGAAGGTGTTACCTGTGTCATCTACATTTAAATTTGAGTTTAACGCAGGAGCGTAATCTAAAACACCAGCCATTTGAAGTGCGGAAGCAACATCAGCAGAACAGATAATTAAATTACCTTTACCTCTACGAGTTTGTTGACCGATAGCGTTAGCGTCTCTCTCTAATTGATACATTAACCCTTTGAATTTCTCAACTGACCAACGACCATTTGAATCTGTGTCTAAGTCAAAGATACCAGCAGTTGTTGTATTTACTTGAGCACCCGCTTTTGCGTGACCGTAAATAGTTCTAACTACCTCTCTGTTGATCTCAGCAAGAATCTCACTTGAAAGGATGTTTGCAAGTTCTGTTTCAGCGTCTAGACCGTGGATTGCTTTTAAGTCTTGAGCAAGTTCCATAGTGTACTCTGCTTTTAGAGCTCTAGATTTTGCAGTAACAGTAATCTTGTCGATTGAGAATGCCATTTCAGCAAACTCATCAGTACCATCACCAAGTGTTTCTGCCTGAGCAGTAGTCATACCAGAACCAGTTGTGTAAGTTCCAGCAGATGGTGAATCGTTTAGTGTTGCAGGGTTAGTACCTGATTGTGCGTCAGGTGATCCTGTGTCGCCAGCAGCGTCTCTAGCTGAGAAATCTGTGTCTGCTTCATTGAATAGTGCTTCTGCACCAGCCTGTGAACCAAATCTTGACTTCATAGCAAAGATTAAGCCTGTTGGACCAGTCATTGGTTGTACGCCACAAATATCGTATGCGATAAGATTTGGCATAGCTCTTCTGACTAACGAAATTAATACTGGATCAAAGTTATCCACAGAAGAACCAGTTGCGTTTGCAGGTGCAGCCTCAGCCATAAAGCTTCGGTCTTCCCTAACTGATTTTTCTTGATTTTCTAAAATCACAGTAGTTACAGCTCTTTTATAAGCATCTTCGATTTTTGGCAAATCTGGATGTTCTAGGACTGGCTGCCACTTTTCCTGTAAGTTTTCAGTAAGATACATTTTTATCTCTCCTTTTGATTTACTTTGTTAAAAAACATTAAGAGTTTAACGCCTTAAGGTTTTTAGATATTGCGGCTGTATATGCAGCCATAGCATCCGAACTTGCTTCAACAGCAGGTTCATTCGCCGCCACAGAATCAACAGAATTTTCTTCTGCTACTTCTGATTTTGTTTTAGGGAAATAAGATTCTTTAATAGTCTCTAATTTTTCCTTAAACTTTTCAGCACTTTCGAACTCAACATTCTCAGCCATAGAGATAAACTTCTCTGTTTCTGTATCTGTTAAATCTTCAGATACTTCAGCAATTGCTTCTCTCTTATGTAGATCAGAAACTTCTTTAGAAAGATTTACATTTTTTTCAATCTGTTCGTTAAGTTTAGATTCTAAATCTTTTGTTTGATTTGTTAAGTCGTCAAGCACATTGTACTTTTCTTCTGGAACATCAATATAATGTTCTTTGAATAAAGATTTAAGACCAGTGATGAAGTCCTCAGCGATTTCGGTTCTGATACCTCTTTCTACTGCGAGTTCATTTTCTTTCATCCATTCTTCAACAACATAGTTTAGATACGAATCAACTTTTTCAGTCATCGCTTCTTTTATTGTTTCAGATTCTTTTGAAAGTTTATCTTCATACTGAGCCTCAAGTACTTTAACCTGTTCTTGTATTCTTGTTTTAACAGCAGTCTCAAAGATTGTTGCAGCCTTTTCTTTAAATTCTTCAGATAGGTCTGCGTCTGTTGAAACTAATGCCTTAACATCATCAGATAGGTCAATATTCATTTCAGTAGATTCCTCTTTAGTCTCAGCAATTTCTTCGCCTTCAACCTCAGTTTCTTCTTCCTTCATGCCAGCAGGTTTCTGATCTTTTGGTAAAGATCCGTCCTTTGCGTCTTTATTAACCTGGTCTGATACTTTTTTTACCTTGTCCACAGCTGTTTGGCCATCAGGGTCAGTAGGTTTAACTACTGCCTTGCCCAAATCCTCTGCGTCATTTTTTAAGGGAGTAGGTTCAGCTGCAACAGCGTCTTTGTTTACCGCAGACTTAATTTGCTCATCAACTGCTTCTACTTCTTTTTTTACTTCGGTTTCAGACATTCGGTCTCTCCTTATTAAAAATTAATTAATTTTTTCTTTACTATTATTTATACAAACTACCATCTCAAACACTACGCTTTTCAACAAAGTCCCGCAGGTTTATAATTTTTTGATGAAGTCTTTGAAGATATCTGCTTTAACTTCCGCTAATTCTTCTCGTTTAGTTCTTTCGATTTCTTCTTTGTATTGTTCAACTTCCATACTTTTCAGCACGCCGTTGTCCCATACCCACTCTTTGCCTTCCATTATACCTTCTACGAAAGCGTCAGGTGCCGATGGGTCTGCGACTATATCAGCCGCAGTTGCGAGGTAAAAGTCTTTACCAACAAAGTTTCTTCCACCTTGTTGACTAATAGAACCCATACCTCTAGATGATACACCCAATACAGCACCTTCGTCAATAAGATTCTTAACGATTTTACCATATGGTGTATCCATGACTTTCGCTTCACCAATGAAGTTTTTACCTTCAGGTTTTAAACTAGTAATCATGTGTGAAACTCTTTCGAGGTTCACAGTTGGTCCGTCAGGATGTCCTAACTCACCAAAAGCTCTTCTTTTATCAATAAACTCTTTTGTGTATCTTCTTACTTCTCTTGCTAAAGTCTCGACAGGATAAATTCGACCATTACGGTTCTTGATATCCGCCTGCATAAAGACACCCTTAATTTTGTAATCTTTTCTACCGTTCTTTTCTTCGGTCAAGACCTGGACATCTTCGATTGTTTCTGTAATTAGTTTCATTTCTCCACCTTCTCTTTTTTTAATTATCTTATTTCTAAGATTAATGTATAGTTATCTCCTGATACAAATCCCTTTGTTGATAATAATATATCTCCTGCAGGACTTGTGTTTGCTACTAGTGTTGCATTATTCGGTATACTATTACCAGCAGTAAAATAATCGTGAAAACCACGACCCGAAAAAAATCCTATTGTTGCATTGGCAGCACTTGCGCCACTACCTGCCCATAATAATTCTACACCAGATTTACCATTTGTAGTATTTACAGACCAATATATTTTTGCTAATACTCTGTTTGCGTCCTCTGACATAAAATTTAAAGCACTCGCATCCATTTTTGTTACAAGTGTTTCGCCAGAACCATCACTAATATTAGTGAACTTCATAACTGTTTTAACACCAACTGTATCTACAATAGTTTGTGATGTAACTACATCTGCCATCTTAGTTTCTCCTAAATTCTGTAATCAACAAATAACTTTCAACATTTGAATCAGTTGTTAGTTTTATTTGTCTATCATTTCCAAATTTTAACTGATCTGGTCGTAAACCATATTTACCATTACCAGTCAAACTCAAATCATTTGTTTCACTTTCAGCACTAAACTTTAAAGTTCCTGTGCCTTTTATTTGATAATAACACTCAATCAAATTTACTTTAGATTCATTATTACCACTTGTTAGTTTTTCAGCGTCAACTACGATCTGATCTTCTTCATTCCCGATACCCTTCGATTGTACTATGTATTTCGAAGTGGTATCAACAACCTTAGTGTTCGTAATTGTCATAGAAAATCCTATGCAGTAAATGCTTCGTCTTTTCTTAACTCTAAAAGAACATAACCAGAAGTACCAAAAGCACTTAACTCTAGGTCTCCTGAAGTCGCTGTTGTATTTGTTGCGTTGTTTTCAATTTTACCAGCAGTACCATCATAGTGTCCTGTACCTGCAAGGTTAATCGCTGTTGTGTCTGATGAAGCACCTTTAAATTGTACTTGTACATAACCTGTATTATCATCAGCAGTACCTTGAACTAGACCCCACCATATTTTAACGATATCTAATTTTGCACCGTTAGCGTGTCCTGCTAAAGCACTTGCGTCTAATATATTTGAGTTAGCAGTAGTGTTATCTTCCATAGTAACTAGAACAACAACTTTACCGCCTTGAGCGCCGCCACCAGTTGATAACGCTGTATCTTTAAGTGTTCTTGTTGCAATTGCCATTTTGTTTTCCTTACTTTATTGTTTCGTTATCAAAGTAATCTTCTATATCAGATACTTTAACTCCTTGTCTTTTTGCCACTTGATTGATAATACCTTGAACTTTTCCTAAAAGAGGATCAGAAGCTTTATCAATCATAATATAAACATCACGAACTGCTGATTTCATCTTCGGAGATAATTTATTAAACTCCTTTGTGCCCTCAGGTCCGATATACCTGCGTTCATTAATTTGGTTCTTAAACTTCTGAAACGACAGGTTCGTCATTTGGTTCCTCGTCATTGTCTATTTCAACAGGCTCTTCCTGTTCAACAGGTTCCTCTTCTTGAGGTGCTTTCATGTATTGAGCATTTTTTTCTAAATCCTCTGTTTCATGAGCCGCGTTCAACCAATCATTTGCAACAGTCATTCTTTTATCATCTAAAGCAGTGCCTATCTTATCAGTTAAGGCATTTTTAAATGCGTCTTGAGCAGCGACATTATCGCCGTCTGCAAGTGAATCTACCATTGTTTTTACATTATCATTTGACATAATTAATTATCTCCTATATTTATATCAGTATTCTCGTCATCATCCTGCATATCTTGACCTTCAGGAGCGGCGATAATACCTTGTTTAATCTCATCACGAATCTGACTATCTATTTCTATAATATCTTCATCGCTTTGTCTTAATACATTTTTTCTGACATATTCAACAGAAAAATATTTACCAACATATGGACTAACTTCATTCGCAAGATTTAATCTTTCTCTTAAAATTTCTGCATTTTTTAATTCAGAAAAATATCCATCTCTTAAATAATCATACTGTATATGTTCTTTTAATTTACTCCAATCTTCTATTGTAATAATACCTTTTAAAACTAATTGAGTTTTTAAGACATCATGAAATAATTGTGTAAATCTTTTTCTTAGTCTTTGAACAAATTTAGTAAACTTTAATTCGTCTCTAGTAATTTCTGCAGCTCTACCTAAGTTGAAACCATTTTCTGATTCCATTCTAGATATTGGCACATTTAGAGACTTATATAATTTCTTTTGAAAGTATTGCACATCAGCAATCTCACCAAGATTTTGACCACCTGCGAGTGTAGATACTTCAGTACCTTTTGCGCCTTCTCTACGAGGTAACCAAAAATCTTCGAGCATAGACATATGTTTTCTGTCATCTCTAATCTCACCAGTAGAAGCGTCATAGACAAGTTTGTTTCTATATCTTGCCATAACATCTCTAAGATATTGTTCTGCTTTTACTTTAGGTAAGTTACCTACATCAACATAAAATATTCTTCTTTCAGGTGCTCTTACTATTCTGTAAATAACAACAGCATCTTCAATCATTCTTAATTGATTGACAGGTTTAATTGCCTTATGTAAATGACCCATAACCATGTTCTTAGTTTGGTCAACAATACCAGAAGTAACATAAGTTATTGAATCAGTAGAAATTTTGAGACCAGCATTTGAATTAGCTGATGACATTCCTTTCTCATTATAGACAAACCATTCTGCTGTTTTTTCTATAATTTCAATACCTTTACCTTTAGTATCTCTTTTCTTAGTAACCTCACGAACCTTTTTAATTTTTCGTGGATCAATATATCTAATTTCTGTAAGTCCTTTTCTTGGACTAGTTGGGTCTATAACTTTGTGAAAGTAAATACGACCATCAATATAAAATCTTTTAAATATATCGTGACCCTTTTCATCAAAATTAAGTAAACTCATTACTTCATCAAACTCATTACGAATTTTTGCTTTGATATTTTCTGAAACTGCAAGTTTATCTAACGATATAGAAACCGATTGATCTCTATCGTCTGAGACAATAACTTCATTAATAATATCTTCGATTGCCATATCACATTCAGGATGTTGGGCAACCTCTCTATATCTTTTAATTAAGTCAA